GGACTGTAATACTTTTACCTGAGACTTGGATGGTGATGCGAAAATAATATTATGTAGATTCTTAATGTTTACACCTGTAGAGAATGTACCCAATGAAGCCACGATAATAGCATTCTTTTGTTTCTCTACAATACCACGAATTTCTTCTCTGATTTCAGCATCAACTTCACCTGATACAAAGAAAACTTTGCGGCGTTCATGAGCTTTATCTTTAATCATATCATAAAGAATCTTGCCATGTTTTTCTACAAACTGAAATAAAACCAAGGTATTACCTTCTTGATCTAAAGCTAGATTTTGAATTAGCTTATTTCGTTTTACATTACTGACGATATGGTCAATTTCGTAGTGGTAATCTTTACTATTTATAATGTCGTTACATACTTCAGGAGCATACTTAAGAAGGAGCACTTTAATCTTTAACTGAGCTAGTGTATCTGCATCCATCAATTTTTTAGTGGTAGTTACATTATATACACGACCAAACAAACCTTCTAGTACAAGCTTATGTGTCTGTGTTCCATCTAGTGTGCCAGTGGTGCCAAATCTAAACTCAGCTTCACGTGATTTATTCATAATACCAGAAAGTGATTTGGCTTTAAAGTTATGCACCTCATCGCCAAACACTGCACCAAACTGTTCGTACCATGTGCCTGGTAGCTTATAAATTGATTGCCATGTAGAAATGAATATACGTTCAGGTACATTGTGCTTGGGCATGCCGGAGTAAATTCTATGACAAAACTTTGATACGTCAAAGTCGTCATTCTTAGCGTACTCTTCAAAATCAGTATACATTTGTTGTACCAAGGAAGTTGTAGGTACCACAATAATAGCACGCTTATTATAATTATCTAAGAACCATCTCATTAGAATATAGATGATTAAAGACTTTCCTGATCCTGTAGGAGATAGTAGAATAAGTCGTTTAGAATGAATAGCCTGAGCTATGGCATTAAACTGATATTCTCTAGGTTCAAATGGTAGATTTAAAGAGTCAATGTACTTTGCTAGGTCTTTAGCATCAACCGCCACACTGCTATCTGGGCGGCCGTACGTAGTGTCATGGTCTAGATCAATAGTATAATTACGTGGCTTAGTAAATTCGTCTAGGTATTCGTATAACCCACACGGAAGCTCTTGTTTATTAATATCATATAATCTTACCTTACCATCCCAGCGTTTTGCCTTATAAGCAGGCATGAACTTGGCACCTGGAACCTCAAATGAAAAGAAGTCATTTAATTCATTTGCAATATGAGGTTCCGAGATGACTAGCAGCTGAGAATGGTTCTTCTTACGTACATGTAAGGTATTTGACTTCAGCTCCATTACTTAAGCTTAGGCCGCATAGTAGATGGCATTTGGAATAAAATGTTAATTGGGCCAGTGACTACATCACGGGCAAATACTGCCCAACAGATTACATTTTCGTCAGGATAGTTTTCTGCAATAAATTTTTTGAAGCTTGTCCCAGTAGTATACACATCATCTACAATAAGCACTGGATCATCCGGATTTCCTGTAGCAGACTCATTTAGCATTTCGCCTAATCGTGCACCGCCACGTGGAATTCCTACTGCTTTACGGAATGGCCGTGTTTCATATTCTAGAATAATTTTAGTAAGACACCGCCAGTCACTTACATAAAGTGCGTCCATTTCAATTTTCCAACCTAGCTTTAGGCCAGCATGTGAAATAAACTGTTCGTCTACAAATAAAGCCATATTATCCTCCGGATTCAAAACGTCTCCACTCAATCATATTTTTGATTGTAGAATGACGCCATCGCAAGTTATTAATTATTTCATCTAGGGTACTTATAATCGTCTTATAGTACGCTAGCTTTTCTTCTGATTTCTGGATATCAATATCAGCATCATAATAGTGATCCATATCACCTTTTAAAACCTTTAAACCATTAAACGGATCAAAGCTCCAGCCTTTTTCCTGAATAGTTTCCTGATCCATTTTGCCGTTATAGTATAGCCATTTATCTTTAAGTAAGATCTTTTGATCTAACTCAGCTTTCTTCATACGAAGTTTTGTGAGAGAATGAATCTCTAAGTATTTAGCATGTAAGGATGGAGTTTTACGCGATTCTTCATCGAGGTTCATTTCCTCAATAACACAGTCTTTCTTCCACATCTCTAAGATGCCTTCAAGATCTAATTTCATATTAAATTCCAAGTCTGGTTTAAACTGGATATATTATATCACACTATTAGGTAAATTGAAACCCTGTAAATGAGAATGATGCATTAAACGTTAGGTACTCCACAGTAGACGCTACTGAGTTTAATTCGAGCCCTGTGACCGACGTAGGGTTGCACCCACTGTAAATAATTCTTTTTGATGGCGTATTGTTGCTAGTAAGAACTGAAATAATAATATCATTCTGAGTAGGATCTTTTGCACTCAAAGTTTGGGATCTTGTTTGCTGTGGTTCATACTTTTCATTGACCATCTCAAGCATCCAGTTATAAAGTTCTGTATATGCTTGAATATCTTCATCAAGAATAAACTGGATATTGAGTTCACCGTAATCTAATGCATCTCCAGGAAGGTTAACATTACCAATGCGTGAATATGGAGTAGTAGGTCCTGTGATTGATACATCAGGATGACTTACTGTCTGCGCAAAGAATTCCAGGTTTGGATATTCTAAACGGCTAACGACTACTTTAAACCCAGTAGGTTGTAAAAAGTTTTTGTTTTCAGTTAAAGCCATTAGCTACTCCACAAAAAAGAAAGGGTGGACCTTTCGATCCACCCAGTATTTATACTATTATTATTGTTATGTAGTAATCTTACGTAGAAACAAGGATGTTGTCTACACGGAAGATTCTGTAGTACTGGTTGTTACCAGGAGCTGGGAGACCAGTCTGAGCAGCAATTGCACCCGTAACGAATGGGTTAGCTGTCATGCCGTAACGAGTCTTAAAGCCGATTCTTGGCTGGAAGTCGTTCTCACCAACTGCACGAACCATGGTCAATGGTACGTATGGACAGTAGAATACACCAGCATCGTATGCGGAAGTACCCTTGTAACCAACGTTGATGTAATCAGCAGATGCATACGGATCAACGTATACCTTCATCTTACCGTTAAGTACACCAGCAAAAGTGTTGCCTGTGTCATCAACATTCAGGTTAGTGGACATAGCAGGAGTGTAGTCCAGCATACCGGAAGCAGCAAGAGCAGAAGCTACATCGGAGGAACAGATAACGAAGTTACCCTTACCACGACGAGTTTCTTTAGCAATTGTGTTTGCTTCACGCTCGATCTGGAAAATCAGTCCTTTGAACTTCTCTACAGACCAACGACCATCAGCATCAGCGTCTACGTCAAAGATACCGTTTGTGGTGGTTTGCGAAGTGGATGCACCGAGCTTAGCTTGTGCGTTTACTGCACGAACAACTTCACGGTTGATCTCTGCAAGGATCTCAGCCGAAAGAATGTTAGCAAGTTCAGTTTCAGCGTCGAGACCGTGGATGGCTTTAAGATCTTGTGCCAATTCCATGGTGTACTCAGCTTTCAGAGCACGTGTCTTAGCAGTAACTGTCTGCTTTTCGATGGAGAATGCCATCTCAGCAAATGGGTTACCAGCAGAGTCACCCAGAGCTTCACCAGCTGCTGTGGTCATGCCTTTACCGTACTCAGAAGAGTCACGGTCGTCGCCAATGCTATCGTCAAGAGCAGAGTCTTTTGCAACGTTAAGACCGGAAGGACCACCAGAACCGTGTGCGGTACCGTCACCGGAGAATGCAGTGTTAGGCTCTGCAATACCCAATGCTTCTGTTCCACCTTGTGTGGAGTACTTGGACTTCATCGCAAAGATGAGACCAGTAGGACCAGTCATTGGCTGTACACCAGCAATGTCGTAAGCCATCAAGTTAGGCATAGCACGACGTACCAGGCTAATCAATACTGGATCAAAGTTGTCAACGTTGCCACCGGTAGCGTTAGCAGGAGCAGCTTCGTTAATGGAACCAAATGCAGAGAAACCTGCTTCTTCACGCATTGCGCGCTCTTGGTTTTCGAGGATTGCAGCAGTTACCTGCTTGCGGTAGTTATCGGAAATAGGACCAGCAGTTTCTTCATTAAGAACTGGCGCCCACTTCGATACGAGATTATCGTAAGATTGCATGTTTATACACCTTTATTTAAGTTAGTTAGTTGTGTGTCTTTTAATTGCAGAAACGTAACGAGACATAGTTTCGGAAACTTCAGTTTCTTCTACTTCATCACCTACAACTTCTTCTGCAACTGTTACTTTTTTCTTGGTGAAGTAAGATTCTTTGATGGTAGCTACTTTCGAAGCGAAAGTCTCTGGATCTTCAAAATCAATATCTTCGGCTAGAGTTTTCAACTTTTCTACTTGAGTTTCAGCCAAGTCACCGGAGTGCTCACGAATGATAGCATCACGCATGAGTTCTTCCATGAACTGAGTTTGCTCAATAGCAGTTTCAGTGGTTTCATTAAGTCTTGCTTCAAGATCAGCAACTTGCTCAGAGAGGTCGTCAACCAGGTCAACCTTAGACTCTGGAACTTCGATGTAGGACTCAGTAAAGAGATCCTTCAGCTTGCCCATAAAGTCTTCAGCGATCTCGGTACGAATACCGTTTTCGATTGCCAACTTGTTCTCTTCCATGAACTTTTCTACAACGTAGTTCATGTATCCGTCAACCTGCTCGATCATTTCTTCACGTGCAGTTTGTACTTCTTCAGCAAATTCTTCCTGAAGTTCAGATTCAATGCGTGCAACTTCATTAGAAACTTTAGACTTAATAGCTGCTTCAAAGATAACAGCTGCTTTGTCTTTGAACGTTTCGGACAGGGTAGCTTCGGACTCAACCAAAGCGCTCATGTCGTCAGAGAAATCAGCCTGTACTGCAGCAGCTTTCTCATGGAGAGCTGGAGCAGCGTCGTCTTCAAGTTCAAATCCTTCAGCTTTCATGGAAGCCATGATTTTGCCATAGGACGCCTGAAGATTAGACTTCTTCATCTTGCTCATTTCTTGGTACATTGAATTAATCATACCAGCTTTAGTTCCAGGAATTTTGTCAGCAACTTGGTCACCCTTTTGTGCCTCACCGCCTGGTACTGTAGCTTTTGCTGGTGCAGATGCTTTGATCTTAGCAGCATCGTCA